GGTTGCTGCCAGTACTCCACTATTACTTAATGCAGTCAAACCACTTGTAAAGCAAATCGTAAAAAAACTGACAAAAAAGAAAGACAAATCTACTTAATTTCTAATTCATGTGTATGTGGTATAACTTGATTTGGTGGTATTGCTACTTCTATCCCTTCACAAATACTTGCATACTTGCCCACGAAAGTTACACCTAAGTTTGCTTGTTCACCACAAAGTTTTAAACGAAACATGGCAGTTTCTAATAAGGTTTTTTGATATAACAATTCTTGATTTTTAATATTTACCTCTGTAGCTTTCAAACATAGTATTGGTGCTTTACCTAAAGGCACAGTTATTTGTGCAGATATTCCATAATTCAAATTAAAATTTTCTTTCTCAAATCTAGGTGTTTCTTGTACATATTTGATCTCGCCAGTATCTTCATCATAAATATTTTGTCTAGTAACTGTTTCTCTTGGGGTGTTAAATGACCACGCATCTGTCACATAAGGAGTAATTGTAAGACTTGGAGAGCTACATATTATCCCCTGAGACATTCTAAAAACTGGGGTGCTTTGCGGAGCAATCATAGTCGCATTATTATTGACTGTTCCCTGTGCATTACTGGAGGGCGATGCGACTGTTGTATTAGCCAAAACCCTTGTAGGGCAAAGAATCAGAGCTATTGCCCAAAGGTAGTTTCTACAGTGGTTGTAGTTGTGGTGTTTATGGTGCGGTTTATTGTGGTTATTGTGTCGATTCCACTGCCAATCACTGATTCTACGAGAGAGAAGGGCTGACCTTCGTTTACTATTTTCCATCTTGGCACACCTTCCAGATTAGGGCTTGTGTATGAAAAATTAATACCATTAACTGTTTGTGTAGATTCTGCTGTAGGAATTGAATTGATATATCCATTGATGTCGTTACTTTCAATATTATGCCCCGAAACACTTACTGAATATCCTGTCCGGTATTGATAGCTGGTAATATTTTCTGTTACTACACTTTGGGAAGTGGAATTTGTGCTTGAGCTTCCTGTGCGAAACGTTGGTATGACTGGGTTTGCAAGGATTTTGACAGGTAGTAATATTATTAATAGCAGCCAAAATTTAGTCAATTGTTATTGTTACTGTCGTTTGTCCTATGCAGCTAGTACCACTTCCACCAGCTGTACAGGTATGAACTCCTGAAGAAAGACTTGTCATACCTAAAGACCCTGCCGTCCCACCTGATCCTACAGTTGTTTGTCCTCCAAGATGAGGTAAAGCAGATATGCCTGATGATGGTGTTATAGCAGATGGTGTAGCATCACCTACTGTCAGTGATTCTGTTAATGAAAATGCAGAGCCAGCACTTGTAATAGCCTTATCAGTCTGAATCAAAGCTGGCACTGAATCAGTCAACGATCCAACATTCAATCCTCCGATAGCTCCAGAGGTTGTAGATCCTCCAGAAGTTACAGATGGAGTAATATTGTTACCAGATAATGAATAAGTTGTACCAAGTTTATTTGTAACGCTATACGGCATATCTACAGTGATCTGTGCAGATGTTGTGAACTTTTGAGTTATATCTGCGTAAGAAGCAGGAGCAAAAGTTAAAAGTAAAAGTGGTATTAGTTTTTTCATTTATTGTTACTTTCTTTATTTATTTTTTTAGCTTGAGCATTTGTAACCCAATATGTTCCTCTTTCTTCTTGATCTTCATAACACCAAGCTAATTTAATATTTCCATGTGTATAACATTGTCCATAATATTTGTCAGAAGGAATTTTTGGGAAATGTAATTTTTTCATTTAATACCCACATTATTGTTCTTATTATCCACTATAACGTCTTTTTTGTTGTTATTTCTATTACCTTTGATGGATAAACCTAGTGAGGCAGTGGACGCTGAAAAAATACTTGCAATAAATGTCGGGTCAAAATCTACAATTTTTTTGCCATCTGCTGGTTCATAATATGAAAGGCTTAATAATGTAGCCGACCAAATCAGAATACAGATTTTTACAATGGTTTCTACTTTACTTGGTTCTTGATCTTCCATAAAAGGTAACTACCTAAATGTGTGAGGAGATAGCGTTTTAAAGCTAATATAGGTAGTTAGCCAAAAATAGCAAATATTGGTATGTTTGGAAAGTAACACAAAAATTATGTCTAAATTTTTTATTGGCTTATTTATCAAGTTTGGTAAATCTGAATCCTTACGTAAAGCTGCCTTATCTCTTTTAAAAGATTTGGTTTCTAAATCAGATAATGATATAGATGATGCAATCGTAAAAATGATTGAAGAAAAATTATTTCCAGTAAAATGAATAGTAAATTTTTAAACATTGAAATTGAAGAGGCACCAGCAGAGTTACAACTTTCTGTTGAAATGCGTTGCAGAGATGTAATGGCTAGTAATGATATTGATAATGTAAAAAAATACTGTACACATTTAATAAGACATCAAATGAAACAAGACGTTTTTCTTGCTTCTGTTCTTGGTCGGTTAGTTGAGTTAGAAGCAATAGTTGCTATAGCAGAAATAAAAGAGATGAAAAAACCAAGTTTTTTTAAAAAAGTACAAAAAAGATTTTTTAGATAATTTGATACTGTCTTTGTTTTTCAATAGTTTTTTTCATAGACCAATATTTAATTAATATTTCTAATTCATTTATACGTTTTTTTGCAGCAATTATTCGATCTTTTGTATTCATAAATTAATTTTCATATTGTTTACAGTATGCCTCTAATTCTTCTTTTTTAAAGTCTCTTATCATCATTTTTTTTGTTTTATCAACAAAATAATTATATTCTGTAATTGCTTTTCTAATATTTTCATTTATCCATTTTCCATCTTTGTTTACCAGTTGTGCTTTGTTATTTTCATCAATAAAAACATAATGATCTTGACCTTTTAATGTAATATCTAAAAGTTTTTTTTCTAATTCTTTAAGTCGATTTTCTTTTAGTCTTTTAAGTTTTAAAGCTGATTTTGGGTGATGTTTACTCATTATTAAAACCCTTTAACTTTTACTATTTTTTTATTTTTAAATAAATTTATTTTAGAACATTTGCCATTCATAGTTGCAGTTTTTAAAGCCTTTTCTGTTGCATTTACAGAATTTTTTATATATCTTTTCTCCTCTTCTAGTTCTTTTTTTAAACTACTTATTGATCTAGTAATTCCATATAAAATATGTTCATTATTTGTCTCATGGTCTTTGATATGTTTTAAACCTTCATTCAATCTTTCTATCTTTTGTTTTGGTGTTGTCTGTTTATATTCTTCATTGTATAAATCAATAAAACTTTCTACATTCCATAAGTCAGATGGCATTTTTATTGTGTAGTCAATCGAGCCATTTTTTCTCATGTATGTTCGTACAATACCTACACCGCCAACTTTGTTGTATAGCTTTATTGGTTGAGGTTCTATTGTATTTTTATCACCACTTAACCAAAAATGATCTAAATAAAAACCACCTTTTTTTTCTACAATTTTCTGTATTGCAGCATTTCTATCCCATTGGATTACATAAGCTTTGGAAATACAAATCCATGTTCTATTATGTCTTTGACTTGTTTCCCAACCATGCCAAGCGACAAGCTTACCTCGTAAGTCTTTTAAACTTTCTCTCATAATTATTTCTCACATAGTTATCACAACAAGGACATTCAAAATATAATGGCTCTTGCATTACCATTGCAGATAAAACTAAAAAGGCCATTTTTGTAGGAGGTTGTTCATTTGTAAAAGGCATTAACTTTTTATTAGGAAAATGTAATCCTTTATTAGAAACAATAATTACATGATTTGCTGCGCAAGAATCTGTATGATTTTTGTCTAATTGCGAGAAAAGTATACCTACACCATGTTCTTTATTTTCACAAGTATGTGGTCTAAAATCAAACCAATCTAATTCAAAGCACTCAAGACCAAGAGAAAGATGGTCTTGAAATACTGCTACATTATGAGGAAGTTTTGGATTTGATACTTTTTTAAGAACTTTTGTCATTTTTAAAAGGGCATTTCTTCTGCAACAGGTTTTGCTACTGATATTTGACCTGATATAAAGCCAGTACCTTTTTTTGATTCTCTATGCCAAGCACTTACAGGAATTTTTATAACTGTATCGCCAGCATAATTTTCTTCGCCTTTTTGTGCTGTAATCCATTCAGTTAAAGCCATTGCACCCTCTAAAGTAAACTCAACTGTGCCACTCATATCGGGTGATTTTTCTGATTTTTTTTCAGAATTATTAAAAAGAACTAAACGTCCAGAAAATAGATTTTCGTAAGCCATAATTTAAAAAGATTTAATTGGTGTAATTGAATTTGTTTCTTCCCACGCTAAAACTTGTGGGAGGGCATAACGTATAAGTGGTTGCCCTAAAGCAGTTGCTTGTCGTGGTACGTCATACCATTGTGGACCTTCTGCTTTACCTCGCCTAGTATTAGTTCGCCATTTTTTTATGGTTCTTTGTGTAATGCCGTAGCGTTCAGCAAGGTCTTTGGTAGATAGATATGGTTGGTCTTGTTCTATCATTTAAGTACCTTTAATTTGTTTACAATAAGAGTTTCTAGTTGCTCTTTTTGTGTAAGAGTAAGTTTACCTTGTGCAAATCTAGTTGCAATATTTTTTTGATGATCTGTAAGTTGTTCTTTGCTTTTTGCATTTAAAATTGCATTTTTAGCAAGACCAAAAGTAACATCTGTATCTGATTTATTAGATGTTTTTGCTTTTACTTGCTCTCGCAAAGTCTCTATAACCTCGCCCTTATTAATATTTTTTTCTTGTACTTCTTTTTCATCTTCCATATTGAAGTCCATATCAGTCTCAAGACCTAAGATAAGTTTTATACTGTATCTTCTTTGATATGTAACAGCACCACCCCAGTTATGGGTTTGGTTTTTCTTAGGGTTTGCCATATCTCTTTCAGATAAAAATATTGGCAGTTCGCTTTTTAAAAAAGCACCACTTTTATGTAGAAGTTTTGTAACTATAAGTGTTTGTCCTGTAGAGCTACAGCCAAAGCCTTGGCTTATGCAAAGACCATTTTTTAAAAGAACAGGTGTTACAAAAGAAAGCATTTGTTCCAAAGGTAAATAGCTATAACCAAAAGAACCTACACCAACTTGTTTAGTCTTACCCATTGATGGAAATTCTTTTTGTGCTTTTTGTAAAGCCATTGCTAATGCTTCTGAAGCTACTGTTTGTGTCATTGTTTTAGTTTTGTTTGTAAGCCCATTTTGGTAGGCTGAGTTTGTGAATTTTTTCTGAATAGCCACGCCAATATGCATCAGCATGACAGTCTTGAATAAGTCGTAATGCTTCTTGTCTTAGCTTTTTACCTTCAGCCAGAGCATCTTCATCTAGCTCGGTAATGCTTATGGCATATGGATAGACTTTTTCAACTGCTATAAATACAAATCGCTTTGCACCAATAGTTTCTAAGTAATGAGCAGCTTGTAGGTGATAAAGAAAGTTTGCTATTGATTTAATAAACTTGTCGGGATTGCTATTACCCTCGCCAGTTGTCTTAAGGTCAACTATAGTATCGCCATTTAAAAAGTCGCATCTTGCTTTACAAGTGAGACCAGTTTCTTTATCTTCTTTCCAAAAGCTTTGTTCTGCAAAACCATTTGCAAGAAGTTTCTTTGCGATTGGGTGTGACCGAACAGCATTGGCAACGCTAGATGCAAGTTCATACTCTTGCGCAGTAATTGGTTCTATACCCTTTGCTGCCATTTCTTCAGCTTGAGCCTTACCAGCTTTCGTTGATCTGCTAAGACAAACACCATAAGCTTTTTTAGCCCTGTCTGGTTCTAATGTAAATGCGTGGCATAGCTCACCAGTTCTAAATGCTTTTTTTAAAGCTGGTTCGTGTTCTAACTTCTTTTGTTCGTATTTACTTTGATAAAATACTTGTGGACAAGTGCTTGTAATAAGCTTCAGATCACTAGCAGAATAAGCTGGATCTGCATGATATACCTCTGCTGGTATGTATTCTGGTTTAGTTTTTGGCATTAAGTTTTTCCTCTAATTGCAAAATGCGTAATCGCATTGATGTTGATTCTTCGGCTTGCTGTACAACAAATTCTCTTAAGATTTGGAATTTTTCTTCCATAGCTTCAAAACCAATTTTTGATTGCTTTGCTGCCTCTGCTGAAGTATTGATAACTTTATCAACAGTATTAATAAGTTGTTGTACTGTAAGACCCTGTAAAGCTTGTGCCTTTACAGAATCTTTAAAAAGTTCTTGATTCTCTTCATGTTCTTGTAAAGTTTCAAGAATCTTTTGTATGTCTCTTACCATTTAGCTACCTCTGTACAGGCTGCTTGTACACCAGCAAGACAATCTGCTTTGGTCATGTCTTGTAGTGAAGAAGTAAAAGCGGT